GTCTGTTGTGACGTTGACCGATGTCATGGCGCGGTGTACCCCTGTGAGACAAAAATAACGCCTTCCAAGTAATACTCACGCAAACCACTGCCATCTTCCAGCAGTACGTCGTAGTACAGCTCGTCTATGAAGTCTGCAGTCTGCGTGTCAGTCAGGCTGATCGTCACTTTGCCGTCTGTACGGTCTGTATAGGCAACAGTAAAGTCCGCATACTTCTTTGTGCGTGCCTTGTCCCACGCCTGTGCATAGACCGTATAACCAGTTAAATCAATCGCAGCATCACTGCTGTCCTTGAACTGCAGGATCAAATTCCAGTCGCTACGGCGCTGGAGCGTGAAATTGTACGTTCCAGGGTTAACGGCCATGGCGCACCTCCTCAGCTGAGTCTATCGGAAGCCGCAGCGACTAGCCAAGTTAGTCGGCAGGGTCAGGCGTGTTGCCTTCGGCTAGCCAAGCAAGGTATTCCTGATAGTCGGTGTTAGCTTCGACCATAGGAATCTGAAGCGTATTGACTCCATCGATATATTTGCAAACTATAGATGGTTCAGGTTGAGAGACCATAGGCTTGTAAAGTCTGTAAGTAACCATGATCAAAGCTCCGCAGAAAAGTCGATTGTAGTGGTTCCAGTTGTTTTTAAAAAAGTAGCATTACCATCTGATCCTGAACTAACAGCTGCTCTGATAGTAGCCGTATGAGTTCCAACATCATTGATCGACATGCTGTTTACTGTCATCCCACTTGACCCATGTTCTGCACTTGCCGTGTCAAACGAAACTGATCCAGAAGGCGTGGTGCGCGGCGTCACAGGGAACATGTAATGAAGATCAGTGTTCCCTGAGCCGTTCATTCGTCCACCAAATAAGTTCCCTGGTCCGAGGCGAAGGAAATACCGCTGACACTTAGCAAGCTCATCGCCGTAGCTTCTGTGCTCAAACGGTGTCGCCTTCTCGCCAACTTCTAGCTGGACGCCAGTGACGTAAAAAGCATTGGAAGTGCTGGACAAAAGATTACCAATGTTGTCTCTGTAATCACTTCTAGTAGAAGACCAAGCAGTGCTGTCGGAGGATGCAGCGTTACTTGAAGAGGTGCTACCTGCTAGCGCAAAATGAAGAGTTAGGCCCTCTCCATTGTCATTATTGATCGCTTGGCTTGTACTTCCTGGGATGGCTAGAGTATACCTAGCCCAAGAGGTAGTCGGAGTTACGCTGACTGTAAAATACTCCTGACCCCCCTCTATTTCTAAAGAGACAGAAACTGGGCCAGTGTATGTGTCAGTTTTCATGTACCACGAAAGTATACTGCTTTTTGCGCCAGAGCTTCCATAGTCCAAAAGCTGACAATTCTGCGCTTCAATTTTATTTACCAGTTTCAGATATTGGTTGCCGCTAATACTTGTATTTGTCGTTGAGCATTGCAATTTTGCAGAGGTTGCGAAACCACTTGGAGCATCGGTGCTTTGCGAAAATGTCACCGCTCCACTCATTGAACTGTTGTAATAAATTGCCCACTGATCCAAGGTCGAATAGCCTTCATTGCTATTGTCAGCCACAGTTGCTGAAGTGCCTCTTTGTGCTACCTGCATCGCACCATTAGTAATCAGGTTGCGATTGCTTAGCGGGCCAGTAGTCGGCAGCTGTTGGCCGTCAAGAGTGACGTGACCTGAGGAGTCGATTGCAATGCCGCCATCAGCTGTGGCGGTGTTTTCGATCTTGTTGACCTTGATCGTGGACATCTCAGGAAGGCTTTACGGGCCAAGTGGGGTTTGCTGGATCGCTGGTGTTAGCAGGAAGATCCCGCAACGCCTGGCGATAAGTCCGCATGTCTTCGCTCAGAGTAGCGTCAGACAATGCCAGATAGTCAGTGTCAGCAAGCAACTGTGTGCGCCTAACCCTTAAATCGCTCCATGCGGCTTCAGTAGCCAGTTCTGCTGCGGCTGCATCAACGAGTGACTGGTTAATCGTGACTTGGTTACCGTCAGCGTCAAACGCACCCGCTTGATCGTCAATACGAACAACGTTTGAGTAAGCGCGGTAGATGGCGTCGTGATTCATGCTGCTACCTCCATTGCTGTGATAGTTGATGTTGCTCTAACTCGGCCAGAATTGTTCTCGGTGTTCCCTCCTCTGTTTAAATACAGAGTCACACTTGTTGCGTAAACCTGGAAAAAACGAATGTTATATGTCACTGAACTGGTTGTCGACGGGCTATCCAAGTGGTTTATAGCCATAAGGGCCGGCACTCTCATTCCGCCGTCACCGTAGTTCATTGCACCGGTAACTCTTGATCTTGAGCCATCAGCGTCGCCAACAGAAATTAGAGTTGACCCCCGATAAATACGATATGCGATTTGGTGTTCACTTGAACCATTCGTGCCAACGCTCATGAATCCAGTAAGCAGAACCTTGTTACTGGTAGAAGAGGGAGTAATAGTTACTGAAAATCCCGTTATATTGCTGCCTTCACCTATTGCGCTGAATGATTCGGAATAAACATCAGTTTTGGTTGTGCTGACAACCTGCGTAATCTTGCCTTCGTTGGCAAAGCTCAACGCACCAGAGCCATTGGTTGTCAGGACTTGGCCAGATGAGCCATCTGCAATCGGCAGCGTAAAACTAATGTCCGACCCAGAAGGGCTGGTGTTTGCTGGTGCGTCTAGCGCAACGCTTCCGGCTGTGCTGCCTTTGAGTTTGATGCTCATGATCTAACGGGCCAAGTAGGGTTGGAAGGATCAGAAGTGTTGGCTGGCAGATCGCGCAACTCTTGCCTATATGTTTTTAGCGCGGCTGGGATAGTAGTGCCAAGCTCTTTATGCTTGACGATCTCCCAATCAGTGCCGGCTAGAAGCTCATTGCGCTTACTGCGTAAGTCTGCAAGTGCCTGCTCAGCGGCCACTTCAACTGCAGCAGCATCTACAAGTGACTGATCAAGCGTTACTTGCGCACCGTTTGCGTCAAACGCCCCAGTGCCTTCATCAATAGTGACAACCTGCGGGTAAGCCCGCCTAATAGCGCGAGTGTTCATGAGGCCACCTCCATAAGGGTGATGCTTGATTCACCCATAGCGTCATCGTTGTTCCTTCTATTAACGAATACCTCATTGCTTTCTGCTCTGGCTTGCACCTTGTATGTAGTCGCTGATGTAGTGCTTGGCGAATCTAAAATTTCAATCACATATGTTTCAGTTTCACTAATAGAGTCATTCCTAACAAAAACATCATTTGTCGTAATAACTGTGCTGCCGCGCAATAAACGAATCTTGTTGTCGGAATTTGCCGCTCCAGTGCCAGCACATACAACTGCCCGCACAAGAACCTTGTTCGAGCTGCTGCTTGGAGTAATAGATGCAGACAAGCTCGTTACATCTGTGAAGCTGGTGCTAGTTGTTTCAAATTTGTCAGTTTTGATTGTCTGCACTACCTGCTTAATGAAGGTAAGCGTGTTGCCGCTGGTGTCTTGAAGCGCGTTGACTTTGAGGGTGCTCATTACGATGCAAAGAAGAGGACAGAAATGTTCACCGGATCGACTTCAGTTGTACTTGCTGCGCAGACGATTTTGCAAGCAGTAGTAGTCTTAGTGTCGATTGAGCTACCACTGCCTGACCTAGCGTCAAGAGATACAACAATGCCTGTGTAATCACTCGAATAACTATGCGAGCTACCCGTCATTGTGTAATTAGCATTGGCAAGCGCATTAGTAAAATTGACTGTAAATATGGCAGTTCCTCCATCAGTAATTGAGCTGACGTTGAAGTCATCAATGATAGCAACCGTTCCATCGGCTTCAAAGTTGACCCACGCCTTTGCTCTGCCCTGGGAAACCTGCTCAGGTGTCGAGCTGTTGTTGCCCGACGTGTCTTGAATAGTGGCGACCTTAAGTGTGCTCATGGCTCAGGCTCCGAAAACAGCAACGTTAACTTGGTCGCAGTCGAAACCAGTAGAGGTACCACTTAAAACAGTAGCAATGTTAACTGCGCTTGTAGTTTGTGACGCAGCGTCGTTTGTTGAACAATGCACTGAAACTCCACGCTCTTCTATAGTGCCAAGTGTTACATAATTAGCGTTAGCCATCGCGGTAGTAAATGTGACGGTGTAGGTTCCAGTTCCATTATCAGTAATTGAACTGACATTGAAATCATCTCTGATAGCAACCGTGCCAGTGCCGTTAAAATTGACCCACGCTTTACAGAGCTGACCAATCTCCGT